ATTAAATTTAGTATTAAAAATTATTTGATAAAGCCTTCCAAATGAAGACCTTATAAGTTCAAAAAATTAGGGCCAATATTGCAGAAACTGTGTATTTTTTCTTCCCATTTCATCTAGTAGTGAAATGAGGGTTTTCATTTTGCTGATATATATTTTTTGTGGGCATTATGCACCCATTTTTCAAATTTTCGACATACATTTTGTATGCCCTGATTACATTCATCCTCTAATGCTCTGCATCTAGTGCAGTAGCCATTCATCCATCACTTTATTTGGTTTTGGGTTTTGGGTGGGTACCGGGCGGCAAACTTTTGCCATCTATTGTAAAAATATTTCGCTAACACATTCATTCGATCATTGGCTGATGTTTTAAAAAAAAAAGTTTAAAAATTGTGTCTACTAATGACACCAGCCTTTATAAACAATCATACAAACAAGGACGTCCCCCGCAAACTCACACAATACTATAGCGAGAACTAAGCTTTTTCCTTCTTTACAACTGTTGTTCTGTTGTCATCACTTCTACATCGTCATTAACACCATTACTCCACCGATCGATGTCTACACCGATCCAATGTCCTATGGTATCATAACTCGGAACACTAAACGGGATCCGATATTTCGCACAGAGTACAGGTATAATTTCCGTGAGGTTATTATACTCTTCTTCTCCTCTATGCCAAGCAGCTCTACATGCATTATACATGTTTACTTTCAGCTGCTCCATTTCTGGCAATGTTGTTCTTTGCCAGTTGAGCAAATTCCAAAAAATCTTTGCAGATGTTTTGGCTGCCCACACACTCCTCTCAGAATCCCATCTAACGTTTAGTTGTAGAAATGACACTTCATAGATATTCTCGAATCTGAAATTTAAATCTTTGTTCGCAGTAGTAACATCGAAACCCATTGTACGATATTCATGTACATATGCATCTGGGTTCAAGACATTAGCGTAAACGGGATTAATCCCACGCAAAACGTCGTCTCCGCAAGTTACTGTGCGAACAATCTCCAGCCACGAATTTATGTTTGCAAGTTGTGGCTTTGTCCTTGTTATTATATTCTTATAAAAATAGTAATCCATTATCAAATGGCCAAGACTATTCTTTACAAGAGTATCTCTCTCTCCTGACTTCAATCCATGTTTTACAACAAAGAGTACGTCTTCATGCACAATAGTAGTATGTGCTTGTCCTATGGTGAAAGTGAATAGAACTTCACGCGTTCGGGCGGGGAGTGCTTCGCCTCTGGCAGCATAAGCTGTCTTGAATAATTCGTAGTAATAGTTTGCAATAGCTTCTGACCAACTTATTGGACAGCTGCCATCCCAATTCTTTACATCGAACGCGATCATTGTATCATGATATTGTAGCCAATTTACTAGTTCATTGAACTGGTACGATTCAAAGTTAAAACCGCAAGCAATTCTTGATTCTGTAATTGACATATTCTTAAAGTTGCGACAAATGTCACCCGTTAGGATGCCATTGGCAACAAGCACATCTAGTGCTGGCATGATAATAGTTCTTGTTTTAGGACTTTTATGAACCTTGTCGGCTTTTACCAACTCATCTTTGTAAAACATCTGGTACGTCTTTGGTGGATATGTACCAGTCTCACATTGGGCTAAAATGTCAAACACATTGTGTCTGAGAAGGTTATGGATGTTATATTGCCCTGAAATTTCATCTTTATTAATGAATCCTTTCTTTCCTTTATCAGGAGTCATATGCGACCATGGTAAGCCTGAACCTTTGTTCAAATTTAGAGGGGTTGCTCCCAGCTTGCCTGATCCAGCAACAGATTCATAAAGAGTCTGAAATCTCACGTTTGGCATAAGTGTAGCATGGTAGCGGCCTAGCTCGGCTGCTGCTAACATTATACCTTCCCTATCTTGGAACACTTGTGGATAACAAAATTTATTTATTCCAATGTGTGCATAGTGTTCTAATTCAGGATTGAACCTCTTGTCTTTCTTGCTCAATAGACCTGGCTCATAAGGACATTTATCTTTAATGTCCTCGTGGAACTTGGTAGGGACCAGCTTGGTCTTGTCCATACCATGTTGTTTTGGGTAATACAGCCCAACAACAGGTGTTACGTCATATAGTTCCTTGTCAAAATTAATAGGATCTGCTCCTTCAATCTCTCCGATGACGACTTGTTGTACGATATCAAATTTACTCATTGTTTCAAGTAAATCTTCTTGTGTTAACGGCACAACAATAGTACGAGTTTTGTCTGATGCGCCAATAATACCAACAAAACCTCTTTGGATTAGTGTGTTGTCATGAAAGACAACAGCTCCGCTATGTCCCGATGGGATTGCGTCACTATCCATTGTATAGGCAAAGATCTTATCATTTTGGTATATACCAAACGCATTTTCGTACTTTTCATTATGTCTCGTATTGAAATTTCTCAATTGTATAGATTCTAAATACAAGGCATTATTAAGCTCTCCAAAGGCAACACAGGTGTGATTGCTGCCCTCAAGCATATTAGCTCCCAAATCATCTTTAGTGACAAAGTGCTTAACACCATCCTTGGTGCACCTAAAAGTAGGTAAGCATATTATCACTGCGTCACGACCTGGGATTTGCTTGATATCTCGGCTTCTTCTGATGGTTACTTGCTCCCAATTTACATTGGGGCGTCCTGCAAAGACATTCAGATTATCAAAGATCTTTATGGTGATAACATCATCTAACAGTCCCTGGAAGACATGCTTGTTTGTCACAAACAGGTTCCCACGCAGACCAACAATGTTAGCAGCCCTAGTAGTTTCAACAATCCTTCCATCTCTATTAACCAGTCCTTGCACGCGTACTCTATACGCATGTCTCATACTCATTTCAGTCATCTGTTGGGAGAAATGGTAGCTAGAACTATTTCTTGGTGTTATCGTCGCAAGTCTTTTTACACCTTCATGATGGTATATCCTAGGTTCCTCATTAGTTGCTGTTAATAGCAGTCTTATACTCATTAATATTAGTACTATGTAAAATACCAACAAGATAGCTGCAAATGTACTAACGAGATTATCAATTGTTATCCAATTGGCGATAGATGTAAATATTGCTCTTATTCTTGTTCTCCATGGATTCACTATACCTCTAATCCTATTTTGCATTTCAACATAATGTTGTGCAAAACCCTCTGATGTTTCTACTATACGGCGTACATTAGCCATATCAGGTTGTACTAGTATATTTGACATAATTACAAACCACTCTGCTAGCTGCTCGCCCGTAGGTTCCGCAACGTCGGTAGCAATCATGCAATCTACAATAGTACTGATCCTGGAGGGTGTAGTATTTACTTTTACATGCACTGTTGTATTATTAGGATTAATGGTAATCCTTCTTCCTGATAAATCAGCGAGTGTGAAATTATCATCTGGTGTTATTTCACGGAGACCATACCATCTTATATTTTCATTGGTTTGATATGTTGGTGTAACGTCTATTAACTTCGGCATTAACAAACCGACTGGTAAATCAGCTCTAACAGGAGTATGACCTGATAACATGGTCCAACCAGCGTGACCTGGTTCAAGTATCCATTCACCTGGGGAAAATGTTCTCACTCCAGATGTTGGTACATTAGTCCTTGCTAGGTAATCTGCCTCTAATTCTCCGTCCATTATATCGGCTGTAACATACCTCTCCATATCTCTATTATAATGGCGGGTTGGCGACATCCCACTCGCGAATGTGGAAAACCAAG